ACGAGACGCGGCGAGAAGCGCGTGCTGCCACTCGCGCTGCTGCACGAGCACCAATGCGCTGTCTGTCCCTTCGACAAGCAGCATGGTGTGCTGACACCCCACATGGAAGCGACCGGGGCGAAGCATCCCGTCATCTATGTGCTAGGTGAAGCTCCAGGCGTTCAAGAAGACAAGCTCGGGCGTCAGTTCATCGGCCCCTCGGGCAAGCTGCTGCGCCGCTTCATACCCGAGGAATGGCTACCGCGCATGCGCTGGAACAACGTCGTGCGCACGAAGCCGAACGGGGACAAGCTCGACATGTCGGTCGCCGTCGAGTGCTGCCGTCCCTCGGTGATAGCTGACATCGAGCACGCGCAGCCCGATGTCGTCATGGGCTTTGGCAACGTGCCTCTGCACTGGCTGCTGAAGCAAACAGGCATCACGAACTGGAGAGGCAGACGCGTGCCCGTCAAGGTCGGTACTCACACGTGCTGGTATTATCCGATCGTGCACCCCGCCAGTCTGCTCCGCAACGAAGCGCGCGGCAACGAGGAGCAGGTGTTTGCCTTCAAGCTCGACATCGAGCGCGTGCTGTCCGACATCAAAGACGGGCTGCCGAAGCCGCACGTCTATACCATCGACGAGCTGATGAAGGACATCAGCTTCGTCGACGGTCGCACACCGCAAGCCGACTTCGAGACTATATCGGAGTGGCTGCAAGCGTTCGCCGACGACGACACTCTCGGCATCGACATCGAGACGAACAGGACGCGCCCCTACTACGAGGGTGCCAAGATCCTCACCATGGCAGTTTCGAACGGGGGCAACAGCTTCGCCTTCCCGGTCGAGCATCCCGAGGCACGCTGGGGCAACCTGCTCAACCCTTTGAAGGAGATGCTAGGGCAATGGCTCAGCAACGCGAGCGCGAGGCGGGCTGTTCACCATGCTGCGTTCGAGCTTGAATGGTTCAGCTACTTCTTCGGTCGCGGGGTCATGGAGCGCGACTGGAGCTGCTCGCTGTCGCAAGCCTTCGTGCTCGACGAGCGCCATTTTGGCCAGCCAGGCGCGCTGTCGCTGGAGTTCCTGTGCTTGCAGCACTTCGGCTTGAACATCAAGGACGTGCACAACCTCGATCGCACGAAGCTGGAGCAGTCTCCGCTCTCTGCGGTGCTGCCCTACAACGCGCTCGACGCGCTCTGCCACCGCATGCTGTTCAAGCACCAGCATCGACTGCTGAAGCGCCAGCACTTGCAGAAGGTGGCAGCCGATCACATGGCGCGCATCCCCTCCGTCGTGCTGATGCAACTGGCAGGTATCCCCATCGATCAGCAGCGCGTCGATGATCTCATCACCGAATACGAGCAGCAGCTGGCAGCGCTGGAGCGGAAAATCTTCGCTGAGCCGATCACGCGACAGTTCGCCAAGGTCAAGGGCTCGACGTTCCGACCGACTGCGAACAGCGACATCCTCTATTGCTTCAACACCATCCTCAAGCTCGGGCTGGAGAAGACAGACGAGGACGTGCTGAAGCTCGTAGAGCATCCCCTCGCCGCGCTGCTGATCAGCTATCGCAAGGTGGCGAAGGTGCTCGGCACTTACCTCTATCGCGTCTCGACCCGCGTCGAAAACAGCCATATCTTCCCCGACGGTCGCATCCATCCGATCACATCGACGACGCGCGCGGAGACGGCGCGGACCTCGAGCGAAGATCCGAACTATCAGAACTGGCACAAGCGCAGCGAGGCAGCGAAGGTGCGCAGCGTCGTCAGACCGGGCCCAAACCTGCGCGTAGTCTCCTTCGACTACGGGCAGATACAAGCGCGCAATATTGCCATGGAGAGCTTAGACAAGCGGCTCGTGAGATCGTTTCACGAGCGTCACGACATTCACATGGACTGGACCTATCGCATCGCTGAAGCATACCCGCGCTGGCTCGAAGAAGGACGCCACGCGCTCAAGGACGAGAAGCTGCGCAAGGCGTATCGCAACCGAACGAAGAACGAATGGGTCTTCCCGTGCTTCTTCGGTGCCAAGGCAGCGTCGCTCGCGCACTACCTCTCCATTCCAGAGAACGTCGCGAGCGCGCTGCTCGACGAGTTCTGGGATCAGTTCACCGGCATCCCCAAGTGGCACAAGCGGCTGCTGAGCGATTATCGGGAACTCGGCTACGTGACAGGGTGCTCAGGCTACAGACGACGGGCACCGATCAGTCCTAACCAGATCATTAACAGCCCCATACAAGCCGACGAAGTCACCATCGTCTGCGATGCGATGGCACGTCTCTCGCAACTCGACTGCAAGCGCTATCAGACGACGATGGAGATCCACGACGACCTGACCTTCATCATGCCCAAGCGCGAGATCGACGCGCGTGCCGAAGTGATCATCACCGAGATGCTGAAGGTGCCCTTCGAGTGGGCACGCGTCGTCCCTATGACCGTCGAGATGTCAGTCGGTGAAGACTGGTTCGACAAGCAGGAGGTGGGGACATTCTCCAGCGATCAGTGGACGGGATCTCTCAAGGAGATCTCCCGATGAGCGATGTCCTGCATCTCAAGTATCGCCCAGCAGACTTCGCCGACATCATCGGACAAGACGCCGTGTGCAAGAGCGTGCGCGCATCGCTCGACCGCGACAGCGCGCATACCTTCATGCTGACAGGCCCCTCGGGCGTCGGCAAGACGACCCTCGCGCGTGCCGCTGCGCTGTATCTCCATTGCCCTGTCAGCGAGATCACCGAAGTCAACGCGGCACGCTTCACGGGCATCGACGACATGCGCGCTCTGCTCGAGGTCGCGACCTATCACCCGCTCGGCAAGAGCGACATCCGCGCGCTCATCATCGACGAGTGCCACATGCTGTCGAAGGCAGCGTGGAACAGTCTGCTGAAGCCGCTCGAAGAGCCGTCGAGCTTCGTCTACTGGTTCCTGTGCACGACGGAGCCAGGACGCGTGCCCAAGACCATCATGACGCGCTGCCAAGCGTTCACCCTGCATCCGATCAAGATCAAGCTGCTGCGCGCCTACATCGAGGACATCGCGCGTGCCGAACGCATCAAGCTCGACCATCTCGTAATGAACCTGATCGTGAACGGTGCGGGGGGCAGCGTGCGGCAAGCGCTCGTCAACCTGGAGAAGTGCCGCTCTGCGCGCACGACGCGCGAAGCGCACGAGCTGCTGCGCGTGCTGATCGACGAGGACGACGCCGTGATCGTCCTGTGTCGCACGCTCGCAGCGCGCACGAGATCGTGGCGCAAGCTCATGGAGTGCATTGCTGCGTTGCCTCAGGGGACGCAGGCGGAAAGCGTTCGCATCGTCGTTGCCAACTACTTCGGAAAGGCGCTGCTGGGCACGACGAACGATACAGCAGCGCAAGGCTACCTAGCCGTGCTCGAAGCGTTCGAGACACCTTACAACACGTCGGAGGGCATGGCTCCCCTCATGCTGTCAATCGGGAGGTGCGCATATGGGACCACCTAAGGAGAAGTACACGCACGACGAACTCGAAGCGATGCTCGTCATCGACACCAACGCGCTCGATGTCGAAGTCGTCAATCACCCCGACCTGTTCTATCGCGTCTCGCGTCAGTATGCTGAGCTGATGTCGCGGCGCGATGCAGCGAAGACCGTGCTGGAAGAGACGGAAGCGCAGGTCACCTTAGAAGCGCGCGAGCTTGCGGTCGGCTCTAAGGTCACCGTCGCTGAGATCGACGCAACGGTGCGCATGGATCAGCGTGTCCGACGCGCCACTGCTGACTACAACAACCTGAGCGCCGAGACGGCACGAGCGCAGGCGCTCAAGGAAGCATACCAGCAGCGCTCGTATGCCTTCGGGCAACTGATCGACTTGCAGACGACGAACTACTTCGGAGTGAACCCCAAGGGACGGACCGAAGCGCGTGACCGTCTCAGTGCGCGTGCGCGACGTTAACTCACAGGAGAGCGACATGGTACTCGGTAAGAAGAAGAAGGCGACCCGCGTGCAGTTCAACTACCATCACCGCACCGCGGAGGAGGTGCGTGCTCACGTCGAGCGCAAGACCGGGGGCGGTGAAGACATCTTCAAGGACGAGTACGAGCAGTTCAAGCCCGAGGAGGGTGACAACGCGATCCGCATCTTGCCCCGCGAAGCGAAGCACTTCGGGCTGGAGTGCGTCACCCATGAGTTCTACGAGACCTTTCGCGGTCGCTACCTGTGCTTGCGCAGCAACGCGCATCTGCGCAAGCCTCAAGCGTGTCCCATGTGCGAAGCGGCGAAGAGCAAGACGCGCAAGGACGACGATATGGAAGGGCTGGCGATGCGGCGGGTCGTCTACTGGATCCTCGACCGTGCCGAGCGCGACAAGATACAGCCGAAGCTCTATATGGTCTCCAACAAGCGCGACAAGGACATCGCGGCACTGACGCAAGACCGCCGCAAGGGCAACGTGCTCGATGTCGATGCTATCGACGAAGGCTATGACTTCTATTTCACCCGCAAGGGTGCCGACCGCAGGACGCAGTACACGGGCAACACCTTCGACCGCGATCCGACGCCCATCTCCGACGACGACGACGAGATCAACGAAGTCCTCGCTTACGTCAAGGAGAACCCGCTCGAGGATTGCCTCGTGTTCAAGGACGCGAAGTACCTCGAGGATCTGCTGACGGGTTCGGTGCCTGAGGAAGAGGAGGAGGAGGAGGAGGAGAAGGAGCGCCCGGCGAAGCGTTTCAGGCGCGAGCGTTTACGTGATGGAGAGGAGGATGAAGAAGAGGAAGACGACGAGCCTCAGCGCAAGCGAGCAGCACGCTCTCGCCGCGATCAGGAGGAAGCGGATGCGGGCGACGAAGGCGAAGAAGGTGACGAAGAAGAGGAAGCTGACACGCGGTCGGCGAAGGGACGCGTGAAGGACAAGAAGCGCAGTCGTCGCGACGAAGAGGATGAGGATGAGGATGAGGATGAGGCAGACGAGCCCCGCAGCAAGCGTGCCAAGCGCTCGACGGACGAAGACGAAGACGACGACGACGATGATCGCCCACAACGGCGAGGATCCTCGAAGCGCGCGAGCAAGGACGAAGACGAAGACGAGGCTGACGAAGAGGAGCGTCCTCGCCGCTCTCAGCGCGGTCACTCAGCGCGGGCGCCGGTGAGAACTGCGACTAGAACAAGGTTCGGTTAGGTTCGGTTAGGTTAGGTTCGGTTAGTCTGAATGAAGCGTGAGCGCCTTGACGTTGGAGGGAGCTACTTCTTGGCTCCCTCCGACCTTTCTTTCATCGCGACGGGCTGCACGATGCTCGACCTCGCGCTTGGCGGCGGCTGGGCGCAGCAGCGCATCGCTAACATTGTCGGAGACAAGAGCACGGGCAAGACGCTGCTCGCCATCGAAGCGTGCACCAACTTCGCTCGCGCCCATCAGAAAGGACACCTCTACTACTGCGACAGCGAGACTGCCTTCGTCGAGAGCCACGCAAAGGGGCTCGGAATGCCAATCGAGCGCATCAAGTTCCGTTACGACATCGGCACCGTCGAGGATCTGTTCACCGACCTCGAGCGCGTGCTGAAGCTGGCAGAGCGATGGAAGCATCCCGTGCTCTATGTCGTCGATAGCCTCGACGCGCTGTCCGATCGCACCGAGATGGACCGCGATCTCGACGAGCGTAGCTATGGGCTGGAGAAAGCGCGCAAGATGAGCCAGCTGTTCCGCAGGCTCACCGCAGCGATGTCGAAGGCGAAGATGACGCTGCTGATCGTGTCGCAAGTGCGCGCCAACATCGGCGTCAAGTTCGGGCGGCAGACGACGCGCTCGGGCGGTCGCGCGCTCGACTTCTACGCATCGCAGGTGCTGTATCTGTCGCACCTGGGGACGGACTATCGCACGGTGCTCGGAGAGAAGCGCGCTGTCGGGGTCGAGATCAGGGCTAAGGTCGACAAGAACAAGGTCGCGCTGCCCTTCCGCGAAGCGCAATTCACGATCCGCTTTGGTTACGGAGTCGACGATCAGTGCGCGAGCGCGATCTGGCTCGCGGCGCGCGGGGGCTGCAACGAGCTGCACATCGGCAAGACCGACAAGAGCGCGCTTGAGTTCGCCCGCAAGCTCGATGCTCTCAGCGACGACGATCACGAGCGCGCGAGCAAGCGGCTGCGCGACATCGTGCGCAAGCGCTGGGGCGAGATCGAAGTTGGCTTGCAACCGCAACGCAAGAAATATGGAGAGACGACATGAAACCTGGAGGTGGCAAGGCGAAGGGTGCTGCGTTCGAGCGCGAGGTCTGCCGCAAGCTGTCGCTCTGGGTCACGAGCGGCAAGCGCAGCGATGTCTTCTGGCGCAGCGCGATGTCGGGCGGACGCGCGACTGTGATGACAGGCAAAGCAGGCAAAGAGGTGCGGCAGTCGGGCGATGTCACTTCGGTCGCACCCGAAGGGCACTGGTTCACCGAGAACGTGCTGTGCGAGATCAAGCACGTCAAGTCGCTCGACCTCGAGTCCGCTGTGTTCCGCAGGCGCGGTGCGCTCGTCGGCTTCTGGCACAAGGTCGCGCGACAAGCGGAGAGGTACGACCAAGAGCCGATGATCATCGCCAAGCAGAACCGTTATCCGACGATGATCATCGCTTCGCAAGGGTTCTTCGACGGCTGGTTCGACATGAACCAAGGCGATGGAACTATCTACGATATAGTCACGTTGAGCTTTCTTGCCCTGAAGCCCGGGCGCTTTTCAATCTGCGAGCTGATGGAGTTCGACGTGTTCCTCAAGCAGCCCGTGGACAATATCGTGAAATGGTATAGCGGCGATGAAACGAAAGGAGATGAAGATGCGGTCCAACACAGTGATCTTCCCCGACATCAACGCCAGCGCGAGAGACTATGATCGCCTGAAGCACGACGAGGTTGCGGTGACGCGCATCTTTCGCACGCTGCAAGGTGAGGGTCCCTTCGCGGGACAGCGTGCCGTGTTCGTCCGTCTCGCGGGCTGCAACCTCGGAGGCAAGGGTGTCAAGGGTCCGGGCTGCGAGAGCTGCTTCACTAAGGAGCAAACCGTCATCACCAAGCGCGGCAGCAAGTCGATCAGCAAGGTCGTCATCGGTGACGAGCTGCTGACGCTCGACGACACGAACAACCTTGCTTGGACAAGCGTCGATCAAGTCCACGCCCGCGACGTGAGCACGCGTGACTTGGTGACGGTTGTTCTCCAAGGAAAGAAACGCGTCGTCTGCACGAAAGACCATCCTTTCCATACGACAAGCAGAGGTTATGTCGCAGCGCGTTCGCTGCACCCCGGGGAGGAGGTATTCAAGGTGTCGATGCCTGAGATCTTATCGTTCCTGAAGAGGCACAAGAACCCGATGCACGACCCTGTGAGCGTCAAGCGCATGCTGACGACGAAGGTCTATCCGAAAACGCGCGTCGAAGCGAAGTTCGAAGTTCTCTTTCGAATGCTCGGTGTCAATGCGAGATGGGTAGGCAACGACGACGCCTTCATCATCGGCGATGCAGCGTCCAGATACAAGCGGCCGGACTTCGCGATTGAAGGAACCAACAAGCTCATCGAAGTGTACGCTGACGACAACCAGCACGGCAGGACCTACAAGCGCTACAACACCGAACGTGAACGCCACTTTCGTCGCTTCGGCTATGAGGTTCTCGTCCTGACGCTGGGGAGAGACCTCGAACACAACGGCAGCGGCACTCCGTTGGGCTTGGACAAGTTAAAGCGCAAGCTCGGGACGTTCCTGCATAACGGAGCCAGAGTCCTGTCTGTCAAGCCTTATCTCGATACGCGCAAGCGGGGACCCTTAACCCCCGTCTACAATCTCACCTGCGCTCCGTATAACACCTACTGCGTCAGCGGTGGTGTCCATGTCCACAATTGTGACACGGATTTCCGCTTGAGCCACGCGCAGGTCATGTCGATTGCGGAAGTCTCCGAGCAAGTGTGCATCAAGCGACAACACGACAAGCGCGACTATGGTGCGCGGCGCAGCGGGCTGATCGTCGTCACGGGAGGCGAGCCCTTCGTGCAACCGCACACCACTGCGCTGATCAATCACCTGCTCGAACACGAATGCGAGTTCTTGCAGGTCGAGACCAATGGCATGTTCCCGCTCGACGCCAAGCTGGCACCCAATGCCTATATCGTCGTCAGCCCCAAAGTGCCGAGCAACCGCACGAGCTACCTGCCCCTGCACGACAGCGTCTACGAACGCGCGAATGCGCTGAAGCTGTGCGTCAGCGCGCGCCACGTCGATCCCCATCACACGATACCCGATTGGGTCTTCGCGTTTCACGCGAGCGGGCGCCCTGTGTTCATCTCGCCCATGGCGATCTACAAGGGCGAGCCGATGGGAAATCCCCTCGCCTTCGACGCGACGACGTTCGATCACCTGGCGATGGCGGCGAACTACAACTACGCGGGCGTGCTCTGTCTGGTGCACGGCTTCAGGCTCACCATCCAGATGCACATCTTTTGCGGAGTCGCATGATGAAGATCGTCGTCACTTCGGACTGGCAACTGTCGCAGAACCCGCGCGATGCCTATCGCCTCGAGTTCTTGTACTGGCTGCGCAACGACATCATCCGTGAGCGCAACATCAAGCTGCTGCTGTTCTGCGGTGATCTGACCGAGGAGAAGGAGGGCTTCGGTGCGGAGTTCGTCAACCACATCGCGCGCTGGTTCAACAAGCTGCCATGTCCCGCTGTCTTCATCGTCGGCAACCACGATTACGTAGACCAGGATTTGCCCTTCTTCCGGTTCTTGAGATACGTGTCGAAGGCGGAACTCTCCTTCATCGAGAAGCCGACCTTCTCTGACCATATCAGCAACCTGCTGACGAGCGCGCTCTATCTGCCTTACACCCGCGACTACAAGCGCGACTGGCAGCGCGTGCTGCCTGACGAGCTGGCCCGCACCAAGCTGATCTTCACCCACAACACGTTCTCGGGTGCGATCTCCGAGAGCGGCATCGCGCTCGATGGCATTCCGATAAGCGCGATGCCCAAGACCGTGCGCATCTTCGCGGGTGACGTGCACGTGCCCCAGACGCTGGGTAACATCGTCTATGTCGGAGCGCCCTACACGGTCGACTTCGGTGACAAGTTCGCGGGTCGCGTGCTCGTGCTCGACTATCGCGATGCCGACCATTTCGTCAGCGAGAGCGTGCTTTACCCAGGACCCCAGAAGCGCTTGGTCGAGATCGCGTCGCTCACCGATCTGAACAAGATACGGCGCCCCACCGACGACATTTACAAGGTGCGCTTTCAGCAGGCCGACAGAGCGAAGGTCGCATCGACGTGGCGCGCGATCAAGGAATGGGCGGAGAAGAACAGCGTCAACGTGCAGTCTATCGAGGCTGCGGGCTTCGAGCGCCGCGTGCCCGCGAGCGCGCGCACCGACCTGCGCTCGCCGCAGTCTGACGAACAGACGATGCGCGACTTCGGACAGCGCTACAGCGTCGAGCAGAAGACGCTCGACGTCGGCCTTGGCATCGTGCGCGGAGACAAGACATGATCGACTACGACATCACGATGGTGAAGCTGCGCAACTTCAAGTCCTTCAGGGGTTCGACGACGATAGACCTCGAAGGCTCGGTGGGGCTCTACTACCTGACGGGCAAGAACATGGTCGAGCCGCGCCTGGGAGCGAATGGCATCGGCAAATCGACGCTGGTCGATGCGATCTCATGGTGTCTGTTCGGCAAGACCCCCGCGGGGCTGCGCAGCACCGACGTGAAGTCCTGGGGCGCTGAAGGAGCCGTCACCCGCGTTGGCGTCAACCTGCGCATCGGCGACAGGCAGCACGTCGTCGTCCGCAATGCCGCGAGCGCCAGCACGATCTCGCTCGACAACCGCATCGTTGGACAAGAGCAGATCGATACGCTGGGGCTCAACTACGAGACGATGCTGGCGACGATCCTGCTCGCGCAAGCGCAACCGATGTTCCTCGATCTGACACCCGCGCTCAAGCTCGCGCTGTTCTCCGACGTGCTGTCGCTGCAACGCTGGATAGATCGATCGGAGACGGCTTCTCTCCTAGCGCGACGATACGAGGACAGCGCGCTCGCTGCGGAGACGCTGATCAAGGGCATCGAGCAGAACATGCGGGCGACCGAAACGCTGCTGAAAGGCGTCACTGCGCAGAGCACGGAATGGACGCAATCGCTGGCGCAGCAGATCGACGAAATCGAAGCGGAGCAGCGCCGCGAGAGCAAGCAGCTTGAGAAGGTGACGAAGCGCTTCGACGTTGCTGTGTCGAAGCTCGACTATCTGGAGACCGAGCTGAAGGCTATCGACGCTGCCCTGCGCGACACGATTGGGCGCCACGAAGCCGCGAAGTACGCGCTCGAAGCTGCCGAGCGCGATGTGAAGCTCGCCTATGACACCGAGCAGCACTTGCGCAAGGCGCTGCGCGCGGGTCCCTGCCCGACATGCAAGCAGACGTTGAGCGACAAGGGACGCGCGCATCTGAAGAAGCTGATCAGCGCGCAGAAGGACATCGTCGCGGCGGGCGTCGCCAGCACGATCTCAGAAGAGGTCGAAGCGCAAGCCGCGAAGCACAGCCAGCTTCAAGCGAGCTTCGCCGAGTTCACCGCTAAAGCCAACGAGCAGCGTCAGCACGCCGAGCACTTCGGTCCGCTCGTCGAGCAGAGCAAGGCTAAGCTCGCCGCTCTGAGCAAAGAGCACAAGGCGCGCGTCGACGAGCGCAATCCCTTCCGCGAGACGCTGAAGACGCTGCGCGCGTCGTTGAGCAGCGCGCAAGCAGAACTCAAGGAGACGCAGCGCGATCTCGCGATCAGCGAGCGGCGCCAGCATCGTCACCAGTTCTGGGTCAAGGGCTTCAAGGATGTCGAGCTGTTCATCATCGGAGAAGTGCTCGAAGAGCTGAGCGCCGTGTCTGCGGAGTATCTTGCTGCGATGGGGCTCGACGCGTGGCAGCTTGCCTTCGCTATCGAGAAGGAAACGAAGTCAGGCACGGTGAAGCGCGGCATCGATGTCACGATCCTGTGCCCGGGGCTCGACCACTTCGTCAAGTTCGACAGCTGGTCGGGGGGCGAGAAGCAGCGCTTGCGCTTGTGCGTCACGCTCGCGCTGTCGTCGGTGCTGCTGTCGCGCGCGGGCATCAACCCGAAGTTCGAGATGCTCGACGAGCCAACGCGCCATCTGTCGCGCGAAGGCGTGCGCGACATGTGCGACTTCCTGGCGCAGCGGGCGCGCGATCTCGGGCGCCGCACCTTCTACGCCGATCACCAAGCCGTGCACAGCGCGAGCTTCCTCGAGACTGTGAGGATCGACAAGACCGAGCTTGGCAGCGTCGTGCGCTAGGGAGGACGACATGGGGCTGAAGATCAGCGTGCTCGAAGAGGCGAAGACAGGCGTCAGGGCGTATCCGAGACAGACGACGCTCCTGTTCGTCTGCGATGGCGACCACGGGCTCTTCACGAAGCCTCAACGGCTTGACATCGAGGGCAGTTATATCGAGCAGCACGCGCGCATGATCACCGCGGGCTGGTCCGAGACGCCCGAGCGCATCCTGTGCCCGTCGTGCAGCGGCAAGCGCAGCCGCACGAAGTCCTGAGAATGCGCAACTTTCTTTCGCGTTTTGAGGGGTTTCTAGGGCAGGGGAGGGTACTGGGGTAGTGCTCTACCGGAGGCCGTGCTGTCGCCTCTCTAGACCCCCCAAAGTGCCCCGTTCTGAGGGGGGTTTTCCCCGGGCTCTAGATCGCTCTCGGGGCGGTCGAGCGCAGCGCGCAACAATCTTTCGTGAATGATGCGAACTGCAGGGCTTGTCAACAACAGAGGAGGATGGTGGACCCGGGGGGAATTGAACCCCCGACGGCCTGCGTGCAGGCAGGCGCCTCTTCCACTGGGCTACGGGCCCGGGGTGCTCATTTGTGCTGTATCTGCGTTTGCATCTGCACGATGGTAAACTTCAACTGGCTGATCTCGATCTGGAGCTGCTGGATCCTGTCCTCGAGCAGCCCGACCTTATCTTCCAGCTGACCCTCGCGCGCTGTGGACAGGTCGATCTTAGATGTAAGGTCACCACTACCACACCCGCACAGGATCAGCAGGCTACTCAGGAGCACTGCCTGACTGTATCCCATCATGTGAACTTCAGGGCGATGACGACGAGCTTCCAGTTCGCGTTGGTCAGGGTGACGACGTTGCCAGGACCCGTCGCGCGGCTCGGGATGCAGAAGACCGCGACCGACGACGCGAGCTGTACGGTGAGGTTGGTGCTGTCCCACGACAGCGCGCAACCCGTGCTGAAGACACCACCGACCGTCAACGTCGCGATCTCGGCATTGACCCAGTTGCCCGCGACGTAACCTTCTTCGCTCGTCTGGCACACGAGCCAGCCCGTCACGATGTCGGGAAGACCTCCGAGCCCATGCGCTTCGATGCGCACCGCGCCGCTCGCGATGGTGAAGGCAGACGACTGGTAGCGTTGCGTGTTCAAGACTCCGATCATGCTGCGCACGGTCGCGGGCGTCAGATCCTGTGGTGCGGCTGAGCCTGCTGTGCTGTTGCCCTTGATCGTCGTCGCTGGCATGTTGGCGAGGCTCGCGTTGGCGATGCCAGCATTGCTCAAGCCGACGGTCATCACTCCGCTCGTGATGCCGATGGTGATGCCATTGGTTCCCGCGACGGTGAGATCCTGCGGGGGAGAAGCCGCGCTGCTGTCGTGCCCCTTGAGCGTGCTAGAGGCCATGTTAGCGAGAGATGCGTTGGCGATGCCCCCAGCCGCGAGCGACAGCGCGACGTTGCTCGCACCCCAGGTGACGACGATGCCCGACGAACTCGTGAACGTCATATCCGTCGGCTTAGCAGTGGCCGCCGTGCTGTTGCCCTTGATCGTGTGGGTCGGCATGGTGGCCATGTGATTGTTGTCGATGACCCCCGTGCCCGTCGCCATCCAATTGTTGAGCGCGTTGGTGAACTCGGTGACGAAGTTGCTGACGTTCCCGTCGTCGGGTACGTTGACGCCGTTGGTGACGCAGAAGTTGGAGATGCCGCAAGCGACGAACGCCGACTGCCGCCACACTTTGTTCAGTTGCGCGGACAGCGCGATGCCAGGAGTAAACCCGTTGAGCTGGTGTCCGCTGCCTGCGTAGGCGGCTTGGCTCTCGACGTTGGCGCCAACCGCAGTCGCGAAGGGCAGGATGTCAGTCGTAGCCATGAGCTTTCACACTCCAGTTCATATCGGGATGCCGAAGTAACCGGTGTCGAACCCGGCTACATAGGTGCTGTTGATGTCGAAGCCGAAGAAGGGTCGGTTAGCCGACGTTTCTTTGAGGTAGGTGATGCTGACGCCCGCGGGGCGCACGTCGATATATCCGCTTTGCAGCAGCGCGATCAGCGCCGGATCCGCGAGCACGGGACCGTAGAAGGCGACAATCATGCTCATGTCGCAGGGATCCTGCACCAGGACCGTGAACCCGAGCGGGCCGAACAGCGTGTTCCAGATCGCGGCGACCTGGGGTCTCGTACCATCCCAGTTGTTAGCACCGACCTTGGCCTTGAGCGCGAGACGATAGTTCGCATCGCTCAGCGGCGCCGCTGAGCCAGGCAACTGGCGTGGCAGACCGACCCACTGACCATCGGTGTCTTCTTGCACGCCGCTGGCGATGTCGAGATCGTAGTTGATCGGGACTTGATTGGTGACCTGCGTTTGATCGACAGAGGGCTGGACCAGAGTGTCCAGATAAGCCATGAACTTCGGACGCTGGTTGTGCTCCGAAGTGACGAGCTGTTCGTACTTGGCGAGGCTCATGTGACGACCAAGCTGACATCAGCGATGGGATCGCAGCTAGCAGCTTCGGTGAAGCCGATGACGACATCAGCCGTCGAGAGACCAGGCGTCCCCGTGCGACTGATGAGGATCTGCGTGACCTTGTACGTCTCGCCGAGCGCTAGATTGCCGCAACCCCCCGCCGGGACGTACAGCCAGGGTTGGTAGACATCGACGCCGATGTCGAGCCCCGAGATGAAGCTGGCTACCGATTGTTTCAGGAGGTCACCCGTCGTGCTGGCGTAGTTCGTCAGCGCCTTGATCGTGACCTGCACCGTGATCGTCACCAGAGCTAAGGGGAAGAAGTTGATGGTGACCGGGATGCCGTAGCTGTCGGTGATCGTCTCGGAGATCGTACCGTAGGTGCCGGTGCCAGGAGACTTCTTCAGCGCGATGGCGTTGGCGATGGCCACGTCGTCACCACCCTGCACGACGATGGCTATGCTGTGCCCCGGAATGCCGTTGGCGTCGGGCGCCGAATACTGGTTCTCGTAGCCCTGATAACGCTGCACGCCTGGCACCGACGCTACCGCCGCCATGATGCCTTCGAGATTACCAATCGCGGGCAATGCGACGCTGTCGGCTTGCCGTCGACGCAGTGCCGCATCGCCCTCGACCGGTGCACCCACGGTGGCGTCTGTCGTGCTGGTCACGCTTTGCCAGCCGCGTGTCGGCGTGGCAATCGTGTTGATGGTCCCAGCAGGTGCCTTGATCGCGCCGACGTCCACGGCCGTCGCGGTGACATCGATCTGACCCGCGAGGGGAATGGTCACTGTAGGCGGCAAGTTCCACAGCACCAAGTTGACGTCCATCGCCTGCCCATTCGTGATCACGGTGCCGACCTGGCCGACGCAGCGCACGGTCGCCGTCGAGTTCGTCGCGATGTTGCGCGTGATACCGTTGATCTTCACCAGCGAAGATAAGGAAACTCCTTGTGCGTACACTGGGGAGAAACCGTTGTAGACAGCGATGATGGTGTTATTGGTATCGTTGATGGCCGTCGCGATGATGGCGAGCGCTTGGCCGTCCTGACTGTCGGGTTCGAGGTAGAGGTCGGCACCGAAGATGGCGCGCATGCTGGCTTGCAGGCTGGCGAAGATGTCACTGTAAGGGGGCGCAGTGATGCCGCTCGGGGTGATCGTTGGTGCCAATGTCGGTAGGGGGTATGTCGTCATAGTGTCCTCTCACAAGAGGGGCAGAGGAGGGACGGCGCGGGGACAGGCTATGCGTCGTCCCCCCTCCCTCTCTGGCCTAGCCCTGACCAGAGAACTCATGGTGCTAACCGCTTGAAGGGATGGGTCGTTGGCAGCGGATTGGCGGCTGCGCTCGACCAGCAATCCCACGCGAACCAGCCTTCGAGCTGTAGACGTTGGGCTGGGGTCAACAAAGTAGTTATCAGGACATGCCGGATACCACCGACCCAGAAGGCACCAGCAACCGCACCCGTGTTGCCCCCGATGCGCAAGCGCGTGTTGAGAGCGTTATTGGTTGCAATAGTAACGCTGGCATTGGGAATGAAATCGGCGCCGTTGGCTCGGCCGCCCATGATGGTGCCGTTCCAGTAGCCGCCCAAGATCGTGAGCGACAGCCACTGCGCACCGATCCTGTTAGTGCAGAACGTGCCGCTGACATCGTTGATGCCAGCACCCGAACGGCCGGCGCCATCGGAGATCTTTACCATCTTGCGCCCATTCGCCGCGGCAGAGGCACCGTAGCAAAATGCATCCTTCTCGGTAGTCGTCGCCTCCGTATTCCACAACGCCATCCATACCTCACCTGGTGTGGCGCCGAGCGGCACAGTGTTGATCGGCGCGACGGTGAGGTTATTGGCAACGCCATCGAAGGTCAGGGCTGGCAGCGCCGAGTTCCAGGAGTTCGAGGCCCAGGTCGGCCGCTGTGTCGTCGTCCCGGTCACCGCCACATTGCCGATGCGATCTATCCATGACGAGATCAACCCGGCACCATCGTCCGTCATGTAGCTCGTACCGTGATCGTCCGCGTTCCACCACGCCTTCAGCACGCTGGGGTTGAGGAGGTAAGGAGACCACAACCCTGGTGTGCTGCGTTGCAGGCGCAATCTGAAAGTACTACCCGCGATGACGGGCATCAGGGAGGTCCCCCCTTGTACGGGTGGTTAGCGGGCAGTGGGTTCGCTGCCGCGCTGTCCCAACCGTCCCATGCGAAGTAACCTTCGAGCATCTGTCTCTGCAACGTCGTCAAGGGACCGTTGGTGACGATGATGTGACGAATAACGCCGGCCCAGAACGCGGATGCCGTCGTACCGTTGCCCGCACCGATGCGGAGTCGCGTTGAACCCGCTGTCAAGGGCGCTATGGCCGCCGTCGCGTTCGGCAGGAAGTCCGCACCGTCTATGCGTCCACCTTCCTGCGGTGTATTATCCCAGTAGCCTCCAATCATGTTGGCACCGACGAAAGCGGGGCTTGAGGACGCTGCTAGCACGACCGTACCATCGAAGACGCGAAAGTGCTGTACGTTGTCATTGGTCGATATGCTCCGCTGCAAGCCCGCCGATGGACTGCCATAGTTCATGATCTGCTTGACACCGGCAGACAAGGAGTCATTGCGTGCCAGCGACCATACCTCGCTCGGTGACGAAGTCGGTGGCAGCGGGGGAATGAACGAGGTAGCGACCATGCAGTTGGCAACACCATCGAAGGTGACGCCGGGCAGGGGAGTGGTAGGTGTGTTCCAGCTCGCGGCATCGGCCGTTGGTTGTGCTGTGCCCGCAGCAGTCGTCGTCAGGGTATTTGGGTAGCGAGAAGTCCACGATGCGACGAGCCCTGGAGTCAAGTCGTCCGCACACCACCAGCCCGCGAGCAGGCTCGGTTGCAGCAAGTAGGGAGACCAGAAGCCAACGAGGGTCGAGGGCATCAGGGCACCGTGTACTTCCAGGGATGATTGGCGGGCAGTGGATTAGCCGCCGCGCTCGACCAGCCGTCCCATGCCAAGTAACCTAGTGCCGCAAAGCTCAGTGTGAACAGGCGGGTGGCGGCGCCGTCGAACGTCACTCCCGCTTGCCCTCCAGGCCATGAGCTGGCGCTCCACGTTGGTCGGTCCGTGGTTGCTCCCGTAGCCGCGATCTTGCTCATGCGGTCAGTCCACGAGCTGATGAGACCACCGCCATCGTCGGTCATCAGCGTGCCGTAGTCATCCGCACACCACCAGCCTTTGAGTAGGCTCGGCTCCAGCAGATACGGAGACCAGTAGCCAAAGCTGGGCAGGGGAGGAGGCATGAGACTACCGGAAGCAGATCGTCATGTCGGCACCCGTACCCGTGGCGGAGACGATCACGAGCCCGATGCTGAAGCCGATACCACCATCGAAGACGTGATCGCGGTCACTGGTGCCGTCTATGGTGGCGATCTTGGTACCGCTCGCCGCCGTGCTGTCGTACAGCGTGATCGTGTTAGCAGCGGTACCCTTGGTGTTGATCATGACGGCGAACAGCGTCCCCGCACCGCTCTTGACAGTCGTCGTCGCCAGACCCGCCGGGATGTTGAGGTAAGCGTTGCTGCTGTAGACTTGCACGGGCGTCGAGAAGTTGATCTGGGTGCCCGCGCTGTCGTAGGGCGTCATGGGCAGCGGGTTCGTACCACTGAGAGCAGCGCTGCCTTGCGCGAGGTTGATCTGCCCCGTACCATCAGTTGGCAGCTCGACGCGCAGTGCCGTCGCTGCCACACCGTGACCCTGGGCAATCGCGGCACCGGCGACTTGATCTAGGTTAGCGTAGACGCGGTTGGTAGTACCGAGTGTAGTCTGATCGACACCGAACTTACCGACGATGTTGGCGCCCGCGTTGAGACCCACCGTACCAATCGACGCGGCACTCGCACCGAGGGTCACCGTACCCGTGACTGTCGCCGTACCCGTGATCCCCACGACCCCGATGGTGTTGGCACCCGCCGGGAGCGCCGTCGTCAACGTGACGCGCTGAT